GCGTAACAAGCAAACGCGGTCTACTGTTGTAAATCGCCTGTCCAGTCTGTGGATAATTCACGGTAGGAGCAGCCGGGGCCGTATTTTTGACGCACGAATTTGATTCCAGCCAGTCAGACACGGCACCGAGCGCATCAACCGCACGGACACGGTATTTGATGCTCTGTCCGGGAGAAAGCGTAGGCGTGTGCGCTGTGATTCCGTTGGTCAGGTTCACCCACGCGCTCCACGCTCCCACACCGCTTTTTGTGGCAAACTGGATATTATGAGTGCTCAAGTTTTCGTCCGGGTCAGTCGCGCCGGAATAGGTCAGGGCGATTGCGCCCGAAACGTAAACCTCCGGGGCCGCTGTAAAGACGGTCGGAGCGCTCGGAAGCGAATTGCGCTTGATTGCGTTGGTTTCTTTCCATCCGCTGTAATAACTCGATCCGGCCGTGCCGAGTGTCCTAAGCCGATACTTCCTGCTATACGCCCGGACGCTTGGGAGCGTGACCGTTGTGGACAGTGAAGTGCCGGTTGTCCATACGGTTTTTAGTGCCGTCCACGCGCCGTATGTCGTGCCGTTCGCCGATTCTGCGTACTGGATTTCATAGCCGGTGATTGCGTTCGCGCTGCCCCCGGCCGCACCGGACGCGGAAAGGGTAGGGCTGTTTTCACAAAGCGACGGGGTCACACTCGCGGCGGTAGGAGCAGAGCAAACAGTGATCGGCGTGTAGTTGACATCAACCCTTTGATAGCCTTTTACGAAAATCTTGCTTGCTTCGTTCAGGCCGAAGAAAGAGATTGAAGCGATATCATTCTGGTTAAACGCAGTGCCAAAGTTAAACTCCCACGTCGCGCCGGTGTAGTTGCTTGAGTTGAATTTGATATCTGTTCTGGTAACTTCGGCCAGCGTTCTGCCGTAATAGTCCAGCAGCCGCGCCCTGACCTGATAGGTGTGAGTGTAGGCGTTTGTTGACATGAACGCATAAGCAATTACAGAATCCGTCCGTATATCACTCAGCGCGGAGCCGCCCGAAAGCGACACGGTACGGGTATAGTTTAGCCCCTGTGCATCCCCTGCGTCGCCGGTAAAATGACGTGTCGCCATAGGGCCCCTCCTTTACGCGTAGTAGCTGCCCACATAGGGCGCAATCCGATCAATGGTCGCGCTAAGTGTCGTACCGTTAATCGTTAGCCTGTAAAGCGGCTCCTGTCTCTTGTCGCCTGCTGTCGCTGCGGTCAAATCGTCCTGTTCCAGTGTCGGGTCAGCCGCCGCGCCCGCTGTCTGTGTGCCCTTGATAACTTTGAGCACATGCACGTCGGACGTATCGCCGCCACCTACCACATACTCTGCCACAATCAGATCGTTGCGATTAAATCCAGCCTGCCCGACATCAACCGCCAGCGTAATAGGCGCGTCCACACGGAGCAGGAAGCCCTGATTGGAAAATACGCCCTTAGCAATACTCACACTGGTATCACTCACCCGCGCGCAGGCCAGTTGATCATCGGCCTCCGTGATGCCGGACGCGCTGCCGAGTATCGCCCGGTAGATCGCCGCATCGTCACCGGCGGTAATGTGGGCCGGGTCTGCGGGTTTGGTGTATACGGTAATTGCTTTCTGTGCCATTATTTCACCCTCGTTTCCAGCTTAATGCCTCTACTATTCATGGTCAGTATCTTTCCGACAACCGTAGCAGTTCCGGCCATCCCGGTCAGCCTGTCACGCGCCCCGACGATATCGCCCAGCTTCAGGTCAAGTCCGGCAATCTGCGGGTCAATCTCGATCTGCCGGAGCGGTGCAATCTCAAGCAGACGCTTCTCGGCTCCCTTTTGTAGTTCCGAAACCGTTTCTGGGTTGGTGTAATCGTACACGGCCACATGATCTGCGGCTGTTCCCACCCACGCGGGGGGAACCGTGGTCAAGCTGCCGTTATCGTTGCGGTAAACGTGCAGGATATCGCGCTCTGTCAATTCCCCCGCGCCGAGCGCAATGATGTGGTTATATCGGTCATAGCCGCCCATGGTTGCCACCATGTTTACGCCGTAGTCCTGTGACAGGTCAATCGTTTCGGAGTAATCCGTTACTGCTGCCGCCGACAGCACCACGCGCTTTAACACCTGATCATACTGCACCTCAAGCGCCGCGCCTTGTTCGGCCAGCATCAGATAGATTCCGATCAAAAGGTTGGTGTATCTAAATTGCCTATTGACCGTGATGCCGCTTGCCGCTGTGGATACGTCCACATTAGCGCCGAGTTTCGTGCCGATCAGTTCCGCTATCTTCGCATTGGCTTCTCCGTTTACCGCTCTGTACGCTTCACCCGTCGGCGGCTCGATGATTTTGCGGTAGAGCGCTCCGCGCCACGTCACGCCGCTTACGGTAATCTGCTGCAGGGCGGTGCTGTGCCGGATCAGTTCGACCTTGCCGCCGAACTCGGTGCCGGGTACATAGATGTGATGCCCGGCCAGAATGGGCGACCGCTCCCAGTAGATATCTGGGACGGTCAGGGAGAATGAGTTATCTTCGACCTGGATGTCAGTGTCTTGAGATATTTCAGCGTCAAACTGATCGATTTCATCCACATAGCCCAGCTCAGCAAGGTCAGCATCGGCATGAATTATATCCACAGCGGCTCACTCCTTTGCTGGACCAGGGTAATGTCAAAATTAAACGATCCGTCATAGATCACGGTATTTACGCCCGGCTCAACCGGAAGGAAGATGTCATTTTCTTTATCGCGGTAATCAAACAGGTTCGTCCGTTCACCCGCCGCCGTGACCGATTCAATCCGGCGCTGGAGCTGATCAATCACGATGCGCTGAGTAGCGGATGCGGACGCGGCGACGCTGTATATTCTGCCGCCAACCGTAATTGACGGATTCTCGACCGGGCCGTATACGGTGATAATCATTTGGCTCGGCGCGTAATGGCTGTTGTCAATCGTGCCAGATGCCGCACTCGCAATGTATCGGTAATCGTAGCGGAGATTGTATCGTTTCGCGTTGTCCACACCCTCAGCCGCGCCGATCAGGAAATGATAATTCTTTTCGGTTCGCCAGAACGGCTCCGTGACTAACACGGTCAGGTCTTTACTCACCCAATTTGATTTATCGGCGTATCGGTTAACCTTGCTTGCGACGGCCAAGAAACAGATCAGATATTGCTCTCCCAGGTACAGCCTGCCCGGTGTGTTATTGAGTATATCCGGCTCGGTCAAGGCCATCAAAGCGGCCGCATTTTGCGCAAACAGTTCGCGTCCCCTGATGCCAATGGAGATCCGTTTTTCCTGCACCGGGCGGGAAAACGTAACCCGCCCGCCAAATCCAGACGGGCGGTTTGTTACGGTTCGATTCCACGCAAAGTCACGCAGATCGTGACCGGATATGAGATAATGCCCTTGGTTCAGGATGATCGAAGCGCCGTTTGAATTGACGTATTTGATGATCATGCCAGCGCCACCTTTCTCACCCATCGGCCCATTTCTCTGTCATTCAGCACAACAGCCGCGCCGTCCAGATTAATCGCGTCGGACAGCTTTGCGGCCAGCCTATCCAGCGCGGAATCGTCCAGCGTCACAGCAAGCGACGATTTTCCCGTCACACTCACCGGTCCGCTGATGCGGTCGAAATTGCCAATAGCGCCAAGCATGCCGGATGTGTCAGGGACAATGCTTTCCATTGCGTCATTAACCAGACCGGCGTTTTTAGTGATGCCAAGCACAATGCCCTGCACCATTGGTTTACCAATCTTATCAGCCATGACGCGGGACGGAGAATGAATACCCAGGAGATTTCCAATCCATCCCAGCGCATCGCTGAACCATTCCTTAAGCTTTTCCCAGAACCAGGTAGCCATTGATTTAATGCCTTCCCAGATACCCTTGACCATCTGCACACCCACATCAAGCAGTTTGGGGATGTTCGCAACCAGACCGGTGACAACAGTCGTGATTATCTGCGGTACTGCTTTCGCAAGATCAGGCAATGCATTAACTATTCCGTCGATAATTGCAAATACCAATTTAAGACCTGAATCAAGAATTTTATCCATGTTCGCCGTAAGTGTTTCAACGATTTTCGTGATTATTTTTGGAACCGCAGCTATGAGTTTAGGCAGGTTATCTATGATTCCCGCAACAAGGTTTAACAGTATCTCTAAGCCGGCATCAATTATCATGGTGAGGTTGTCCGCTATAGTGTCGACTATGGCTATGATGCAGTCTACAGCTACGGGTATTAGCTCAGGGATAGTCTTTGATATCCCTTTTGCAAGTTCAATGACAATTTCGCCAGCGGTCTTAAGTATTTTGGGCAACCCAGACAGTAAGCCCTTGATAATCATAGTGATGCCCGCCAATGCCGCAGGGATAAGCTGATCCATCGAAGAATCAAGTCCATCAATTAACCCGGAAATCAACTGCCCTGCAGCGGTTATGATCATGGGAGTGTTATCAAGCAAAGCTCTGGTGATGGTGAGAATTGCATCTATGGCAACGGGCGTAAGCTCGGGTAGTAGGTTAACAAGCATGGTGAGCGCCGCCGTGAAAAGCTCCGTCACTGTGGACAGTATCATGGGCAGCATCGAAGACATTGATTCCATTATTCCGGTCAACGCAACAGGAAGCACGGAGATTATGTTTTCAATGACGGGCGTTATGTTTTTTACGACGTTCTGGAATGATTCAACTACGTTGGCCAGAAGCATGTCGATGTCCGCTCCAGAAATACCCAAACCGGTAACAAGATTCTGGAATGCAGATTTCATGCCGCCGATAGATCCGGAGATTGTCTCTGTCGCTTCAAGGGCGGTCGTTCCGGCGATGCCCATCTGCTGCTGCATGACATGAATCGCTTGTGTTACATCGGCATAAGATGATATATCAAACTTAACCCCGGCGATTTTCCCTGCATCCTCCAGCAGGCGAGCCATCTCTTCCTTGGTGCCGCCGTAACCGAGCTTTAAGTTGTCGAGCATTGTATAGTTTTGTTTGGCGAAGCCTTGGTATGCGCTTTGGATGGAGGACATATCCGTACCCATCTTGTTGGCGTTATCGGACATATCCGTAATGGCCATATCCGCATACTTGGCCGCCTTTTCGGTATCCCCGCCCAAAGACTGAATCAAGCTTGCCGAGAAACCCGTAACCGTCTCCATGTACTGATTCGCAGATAGTCCAGCAGTCTTATAAGCGTTTGCCGCATATTTCTGCACAGTCTTGGAAGAATCCTTGAAGAGTGTATCAACGCCTCCAACAAGCTGCTCATAATCAGCAAAAGAATTGATTACTTCCTTGCCAAGCTTGAAAGCTGCACCGGCGGCAGCAACGGCCATCGTTCCGACCGCAACGGCGGCCGCTTTAGCCCCGGCAACAACGGTTTTGCCAAGCGTTTCTCCTACTTTTACAAGTGATTCACGCCATTTGCCTGTCTTTTTGTCCGCATTATCGGTTTCTTTCCCGAATCCTTTGATTGCTTCCTCATTATCGCCGAGTTCGCCTTCCATTCTGGACAACGCGGCCTCTGCATTATTCAGTTTTATGCGGTAAGCGTCAGTTCGTTTATCGCTTTCCCCATAAGCCGCCGCAGAATCTTCTACAGCTTTAGACAGCGCAGCAACGATTTCTTTTTGCTGAGCAATTTGCTTGCCTAAAATCTCGCCCTTCTTGGTCAACCCTTCCATGCTGGAGGCGTTGTCACCAAAAACGGCGGTATTCAGTTTCATTTCAGAACCGAGCACCCTCATTCCGCGGTAGGCTTCATCCATGGCGGCCTTAAACTGTTTTTCGCCATCAATGGCCAGCGTAGTCTTGATTTCTCGCTTCTTAGACATAAGATCACCTCGCCTTCCGCTTTATTCCGTGCTGTTCATCGTCATATTCCCGACGCCATAGCCACAGGTCGTATATCTCTCCAGGCCGTTTCATCATCGCCGATTCCTCGGTCAAACCAACCTGCAGCGCCATGCCAATCAAGCGCAACGGGCTTATTCCGCTGCGCTCTCCGCGTTTTTTCGCTCTTGCCGCTCCACATCATCAAGCAGAGAATTGCCCTCGGGCTGTTTGTGTTCCATACCAAAACCGATTGAAATAGCCCCCATCGCCGCTGGGGCAAGCTCCTGGATCTGTTTTGGAGTAGTCAGCAACAGCACGGATTCATCGGTGAGTTTTTCTTCATCTGACAACTTGGTTTTGCCAAGCCTGAGCATCTCGCCCTGATTCGCAAGCAAGGCGATCAGCCACGGAATCACCTCAAAGATTCGGTTCGCCGCTTTAGCCGCATCGGCTCGTTTCTGTTCCTGCACCTCGGGGCTGTCATATTCGCTGATTCCCTCGCCCTGGAAGGTCTCAGCCATTTCCTCAACACCGCCGTACTTTTTGCAGATTTCCACATACGCGGCGGTGGTACATACTAATTCATATTCTTTCTTGCCGATTTTGACTGTGATATCCGACATAAAACCTCCTTCAAGAAAAGGGGGCGGAGTTACCCGCTCCCGATTAGCTTAGATGTCGATAGTGTAGGCCGCGCTCAGAATATCGCTGTTGGCCATACCGGCCTTTACAGCAATGGCCTTGATGGTCATCGGCCCCCAGACAGCAATGGGGTCGCTGTAAATCATGCTGCCTATGGTCGGATCGCTGCCGTTGGTCGTGTAGTAGATTGTCGCGCCGTCGGTCGCACAAGCCAGCGCAACGGTTTGGCCGGACGCAACGTCACCCGCTGCGGGAGTGGCGGTAGGCGTGGCAACAGGCGTTTGGCCCACGCCCGCCTTTTCATCCACCCAAGCCTTGGCCGCTGCGTAGGTGGAGAACACCTCATATGCCCTGTACCTGGCCTTACCGGTGTTGTCGATGACAACACCCATAATCGGGCCTTCCAGCGCCGGGGTCTGCCATTCGATGGAGCTTGCTTTTGTGGTGGCGTTGTCCTCGGCCATCGCCAGCTGCGTCTTGTGGATTTGATAGCCATACCACTTCTTTACGCCGCCTTCGATCTCAGCTGTGACGTACCAAAACCCGCCGTTCGGGCTGGGGTCAGCGTTTTCGTTGTAGGTCGTGCCGTTCAG